ACCATCCATCCTTCCAGTCTACAATATTCGGATCATATTTATCTGCCAAAGCAACACTAAACTCTGGAATATGGTCAGCAATAGCCTTGTTGATAATCTTATCACCAGCACGGGTTTTCAAATCCTTGTCAATAATACAATAAATGAGTTCTTCGATATTGTCCTTATTTGACTGACTATCAATAAAAGTATGAACTGCTCCTATAGCATCGTGACCAGTGATCTTGCGACTCTTTAGATCATTCAAAAGATCAAAGAAATTCTTATAACTCTTACCTCTTAGAGAATTTTTCTTTTTCAGATTATCGCTTGTGACATTATACTGCCAAAGAGGATGGTATGTATAAAGCAGAATCTTCTTAGCAAAATTTGCAGCCTCAGAATTATGATTACAATAGTCCTCAATAATTCCTTGCTTATCAAGTGTGCTACTCGTAGCACGAAGATCACGAACCATTCCCCAAACATAATTAAAATCGTGAGTCATTCAAATAGTCTCCTGTGTTTAGCGTAGTATACCATACGCTATTGTCATTGTCAAGTATCGACAAGTCAGGGTCGTTTCTTGAATCTTTCATTTAGTTTACTAACTAAATCGCTTCCTATTGTTTGTAAAAAACACGGCAATATTGAATGTATTAAAAGACAAATACCGGCCACAATACATAGATATCCATAAAATGAAGCAAAAAACATATGCTAAAGATATGTTATATTATTTTCTTTTAAATGTTCATTACACTTATTGATTAATCTCATTTTGTTTTCTATTTTTAGACATTATCAAATAGTTAGCAGCCTTAATGATACCTTCTAGGTTATCTCCTAATTTGCCAAGTCCTTCATTACACTTGCTGCATAACCAACCTCTAAAACTATCATCAATATGATCGTGATCTAATGCCCATTTATACGGAACTTTTCCACAACATTCACAAACTAAAGGTTTTGGCGGGGCATTTTTATGTAATTTGCTTCTTACTTTAGAATGTTTTTTAACACAACTTCTACATCTCGGGTCTAAATTATCTTTGTATAAAATATGTTTAGGAAAACTTTTCAAATTTTTTCTTTTGCCACAATAACTACAAATTTTTCTACTCATAATTGTACTGGACCGGATGGGAGTCGAACCCATGTCTTGTGATACTATTACTATAATCTCTACAAGTTTATTTTGTTCATAAATTTTCAGAAAGACTAAAGAACAAACAACATTCATCTTTCCGTACCAACTAGTCTCAGGCTAGAACCCGTTGGCTATTCTAGCAGCCGAAGGATTTTACGACAGTTTTTTGGACGCTACCTTCATCGCTTCCTAAAACTGTTACTGCTTAATTAAGCAGCAAGGGCTAACTGATTTACGCCAGTTAAAGCGTTTGGTCTATTTTTAAGTAGCCTTAGACCAACTACTACTTGCTAATCATAATAATTTATATCCAATCGATACCGTTACCGGCCCTTGTGTTTATGTTATATTTGTTTGATATAAATGTCTATAATAACTCATAACTATACCGCTTGTTGTACCAACATTTAGTGATCTTACACTACCATAGTTCTGTAAAGTAATAATTTCGTCACTATTTTCTAGTATATAATCGCTCAGTCCCATATTTTCTGAACCAAATACGAAAACTGGTCTATAGTAAAGGTTATGTTTTGTGAACAAATCTACTGTTTTGTTAGCAAAATTTGGAATATTATTCTCTACAGCAATAATTGTACGATCTCTATTATTTTCTATAAAATCTTCTTCAGCATAAAAATGTTGTATTGTAGTATAGTGATGAGTTCCAACACTACCTCTTTTGTCCCATTTTTTTCTTGGACTAATATTGTATACTCTATCAAAACCAAAAAAATTAGCATTACGAATCATAGTGCTAATATTAAAATCTCCCTCAATATTTACCATAGCAACTATAGCATCTATTGTTTTTTGCTTACAATAGTTTTTAACGTCACTGACAGAAAATCCTTTAAGGTTATCAATCACATTCATTTGCAGCACACAATTCCTTTAACGTCTTTTCTAAAGAGGATAATTCCTCATAGCACTTTTTGTAGTTAATATTCTCACCAGACGCGATATTTAATTTAAGTTCATGAATCTGATTCTGTATCAGCCATATTTGGTCTTGAGTATTCATTTAATAAATTCTCACATGATACTAATCTATTTTTCATTTCCTCGCACATTTTACATATCTCAGAATTTACATATTCCTTTATGTTATCAATTTGATTCTGAATTTGCGTTATTTGATCTTGACTTAGGCTCATCATTTTTTTCTCCATTATGATTAACCCAAAACACCATATTATTTTCCTCATCATCCCAAGCACATTCTATTAAATTTTTAGATGCTAATCGTGATAAGGCCACTCCATAAATCCAATCGGCAGTTGCATAAAAAATATCATCAATAGCATCATCATCTAAAATGATCCTATCCTGCTCATCTATTCCACTAGAATATTGCTTTATCAAATTCTTGAGTTGATGAATAGTAATAAAATCATCCAAATTTTCTGAATAATCTTTACTAATACTATTTGCTGCTGCTACTCTCATCTCATCAGCATAGGCATCCAAGTTACTTATTGCATAAATATTCATGATATCTCCAATTAGAATATGTATTTCTTTACACCTTTTGAGAATAAGTTTTTATCAGAAATTTGATCATTTAAGTTATCAATAGTATTCTGTAATGTATATTCTCCTCTCGGCAACCAACTTGAATCATTGGTAAGAGCGGTGATAATTTGAGGAATATAATGAGAATGGGCCAGATAATATTCTTTTTCACACTCTTTGTTTTGTCGCAAAATATTCTCGATAGATTCTAAGCATTTAAGAATTTGATCTCTATAGTCGCACAATTCTTGAATGGTCTTTTTATTCATACTTCTTCTTTCTTTTTTATTTTAAGTAGAGTATGCGGAGTTTTTCTCAAGCCAGTATTTTTATCGTGATAAGTTGGTCCCATATAAATGTGACAATAACCACCATCTTTTTCCGTACTCCATGCTAAGATACCCTTATCGTCAATTCCCTGCACACTAAATCTTCCACGATAGCCCATAGGAACGTATTCGCCGTCATTATTCATAAAGTATGGGCCTCCATTAACCTTAATTAAATCACCGCGAACCAGTTCGTGCCAATCAAAATCTCGTACTACTCTATTTTTTCTACCCTTGTTTTTGATTTTTAATACAAACGGAGTATTACACTTTGGACAAATATACGCACGGGGACCAGTACAAAAGCCGCACGACGAGCATGACTTACATCCTTTTGGCATGGAAAATTCTCCTTTTGGTTAGCGAATCTTCTTCAAGTATATCATACTTATCGGCCTTGTCAACCACCAGTCTTTAATTTTTTTGTTTTGCGGTGTTTTTACTAGAGAAATCTATATATTTTCTATTATCTGTAGTAAATAAACTATAATGATCACTGTTTATAGTGAGTTCTAGTTCTTCACATAATATTCGATAATCGCTAAAACTTTTGTCTTTGTTATAAACTCTGAATACAAAATCTTGAGCTTTAGTATTCCACATTAAAAAACCTTTTGTTCCACTAGCATTTTTTTCATTAATCATTTTATTTTCCATCTAAAGGATAATAACTGTTTAAATTAGCATCACAATTTAAGAATGAATATCTTCTTGCTTTTAGATATTTTATAGTGCTTTTAAAGCATGATTCACATAAATGTATTTCATATTCTTTACCGTCCATAGTTGATCCATATCCCTACACTGCTTCTATTGAGGCATATTCATGACCAAAATTTTCATATGAGCAAGATCCACCACAAATATCACAAATTATTTCTGCTAAAACATCAACGCTTTTCTTTTTGAACCTTTTCATATTACCATACATTCCTATAAATTTTGGGTTCTAATTTTGGTTCATAGGGTCTAATATGCCATCCCAAATTTAGTAAGTCATTAGTGATTTCTGATGAAACTTCTCCTTCTGGAAGATATCCTTCAATATCTGCCATGCCAGAACAATACCAATCCACATAATATTCTTTTTTTGTCAAATCGTCTTTAAAAGTATTTCTTAGTTCTGCAACTATTCCGCCAGAATGTCTCCACGAACAAGTCCATTCTTCATCGTTCTTAAAAA